CCCAAGGTGAACCTGGAGTTAATTTAAAAAAATCAAAATATAGAGCAGCCAATGTTCTTCTTGGTTTAGTAAAACGCAAAATGTCAAAAGGACTTATATAATGTTAGTAGAAACTCCATATATAACCATCGATACCACAGAAAAACCAATTTCTCAAATCATTGATTTTATAGAAATTCTTTCTAATAATTTACATGGAAATAAGGGTCCATCTAAGGCTTCTGCTCAGGAAATCAGAGAATTAAGTAGCATTGCAAGACCAAGATCTCTAAATAATAAGAAAAAGGTCTCCAAGCGTTAAAGGACAACGATTTGCCCGATGAAAATTATAGCACAACCGAGGGTTGGGATAGCTACCGTAAATTAATTATAGAAACTATGAAACGTTTGGATGATAAACTTTCCGATATCGAGGAAGAAATCAAAACTAATCGCGACCAAATAAATTCATTAATTAATAAAAACACCGATACTAGATTTGATAAAGTTGATCAACTTATTAATCATGATATTCCCGATAAAATTCAAAAAATTAATGATGCCTTGGCCGATATTAAAACAAGTATTTCTAACGATAATTTAAGACGTAGAATATTTACAATTGTTGGATCGGGTGTTTGGGGCCTTATTATATTAATTGTTGGAACTTATTTAAATGTGCATATTGGTCATTAATACTTGACTTTTGACTAAAATACTACTATAATTATGTTTGAGGTGAAATGAATACAGTATTTTTAGACCAGAAATATATCCGATTAATATCAAGTCGATTTGAATACTTTAAGGAAATCAAACAAGGGACCTTTAGATGTAGATGTCCTATTTGTAATGATAGCCAAAAGAAAAAAACTAAAGCAAGATTTTATCTTATAAGAAAACCCGATAATTACCTAGCTTATTGTCAAAATTGCCAATATAGTAAACCATTTTGGATATTTCTTAAAAATTTAGATAAAGATCTATATCGAGAATATCAAATGGACTCTTTCCAAAACCAAAAGGAAATTGAGCCAGAAGTTAAAAAAGAAGAAGTTTATAAAGTACCTCCTGTACTTAAAAATTTAAAGAAAATTTCTTCGTTGAGTTCCGATCATCCCGCAAAAAAATATGTGGTGAATCGTTTAATTCCATCCGAAACTCACTATAAATTATATTATACCCCCCATTTTTCCAAATGGATTAATAGTATAATTCCCGATAAATTATACGATAAGCAAAAAATTGATCCTCGATTAGTTTTACCATTATTTGATCGTAATGGTGTTTTGTTTGGTGTATCGGCTCGTGACCTTAGAAATAAATCCGAGTTAAGATATATTACAATAAGATTTGATGAAGATCATGATAAGATTTTTAATCTTGATAATATCGATCCAAATTATACAATATATGTTGTAGAAGGGGCAATAGACGCCTTTTTTGTTCCAAATTGTATTGCTACTCTTCAAGGTGATTTATCAAGATCTAACTCATTGTTTCCAAATAGTAAAATTGTTTATATTCCTGATAGAGATATAAGAAATATTGAAATAATGAAGAATATAGAAAAATTGGTAAAATTAAATTGTAATGTTTGTCTTCTTCCAAAAAATTTTCCTGGTAAAGACATAAACGAAGCTGTTTGTAATGGCTTAACAAAAGAAGAAATATTGAAAATCATAAAAGATAATACTTTTACTGGTTTAGAATTAGAATTGAAATTAGCGACATGGAGAAAATGTTAAATGTATGAAGTAAAATTAGTAGCAATAACCCAACCACTTATAGAAAACAATGGAGTTAGACTTACGCCCGATGAATTCTTGGCATATACCGCCAGAGTATCAAATCCATCAAACCAAAACAATACAAAAACAGCATCTAAACTTTTACAATACTGTATAAACAATGGTCATTGGAGCGTATTTGAACAAGTTTCAATTAGTATAGAAGCGAAATTAACTAGAGATATTGGAAGACAAGTATTGAGACATTCTTCACAACATTTTCAAGAATTTAGTCAAAGATATGCAGAAGCGTTGGAATTTTTTACCGAAAGAGAAGCAAGATTACAAGATAAAAAGAACCGGCAAAATTCTGTTGAAACTGAAGATAACGAATTACAATTACAATGGAATATATTACAAGAAGAAGTAAAAAATGTTTCAGAAAAGGCATATAGATGGGCTTTAGAACAAGGTATAGCCAAAGAATGTGCAAGAGTTGTATTGCCCGAAGGTTTAACGGTATCTACGATGTACCAAACCGCAACTCTCCGCGACTTCATACACTGGATTAGAGTAAGATCAAAAATAAATGGAGCGCAAAAAGAACATGTTGAATTAGCGGAGAAAACTAGAGATCTTTTAGTAAAAGAATTTCCATCCATAGCCGAATATCTTAATTCTCTGTAAATCAATTTTCTAAATAAGACCTAAGCACCAACAAAGAGGTATAAAATGAAAACAGCATTAGTTACTATTGGTTTAGTTTTAGTAATAATGTTGGAAGCATTTACAACACCTTTTGTTTACGAACCATTTTATATCGAATATGGTGCAGTATTAGCATCTAATATAGATAAAGATGTAATCGTCGTTTCTAATCACCATTTTGTAACTAGAAAAGAATGTGAAAATTGGGTAGGAAATGCTAATATTGAATTGACAAAAAATATATTAGCAAAACAATTTGTCAAAAATATAGTTACGACGGATGGAGAAAATTTTATCCTTATTAAAGGACAATGTTTTATACCCAATTCGGTCAAAGCTTAAACAATCAACAATAAATCTAACTTAAGGATATAATTTACCTATGGATGTAACTCAATCTATTCTCTCGAATTTAACTATTCATATGAAATATGCAAAGTATCTACCAAATTTAAAACGTAGAGAAAATTGGGAAGAATTGGTTACACGTAACAAAAATATGCATATTGAAAAATTTCCCCACTTAATTGAGGAAATTAATCAAGCATATAAGTTTGTATATGATAAAAAAGTTCTACCTTCGATGCGCGGATTGCAGTTCGCGGGAAAACCTATCGAGTTAAATAACACTCGTCTGTTTAATTGTGCGTTTTTACCTATTGATCATTATGTTGCATTTTCTGAAGTAATGTTTCTTCTTCTTTCGGGAACTGGTGTTGGATATTCTGTTCAAAATGCACATGTTGAAAAATTACCATCAATAAATAAACCAACAAAATCAAAACGCTATTTAATTGGAGACTCTATAGAGGGTTGGTCTGAAAGTGTCCGTATGCTTTGTAAGGCATATTTTTGTGGTAAACCAATGCCAATCTTCGATTATTCTGATATTCGCGCGAAGGGTATGCTTCTTCTCACAGCGGGTGGGAAAGCTCCTGGACCCGAACCTTTAAAAGATTGTCTTCATAATATACAAAAGATATTTGATAGAAAAGAAAATGGTGATAATTTAAGTTCTTTAGAAGTCCATGATATTTGTTGTTATATTGCCGATGCTGTTTTGGCTGGAGGTATTAGAAGATCGGCTTGTATATCATTATTTGACATTGATGATGAAGAAATGTTGAGTTGTAAATTTGGTGATTGGTGGGAAACTAATCCACAAAGAGCAAGATCAAATAATTCGGCGGTGGTCGTAAGACATCTTATTGATGAAGAAGTATTTTTAAATCTTTGGAAAAAAATTGAATTATCAGGTTCGGGTGAACCAGGAATATTTTTTAGTAATGATCCAAATATTGGAACAAATCCATGTTGTGAAATATCGCTGCGCCCTTTTCAGTTTTGTAATCTTGTAACGATTAATGCAGGAACTTTAATCGATCAAGAAGATTATAATGCTAGATCAAAAGCTGCCGCTTTTATTGCCAGTTTACAAGCATCATACACAAATTTCCATTATCTTCGTGATATATGGAAAAAGACTACCGAAAAAGAAGCTTTAATTGGCGTTAGTATGACGGGTATTGCTGCTGGTACTGTAATGAATCTTAATATGAAAGAAGCAGCAAATATCGTTAAAGCCGAAAATGCTAGAGTTTGTGAAATTATTGGCATAAAATCTGCAACAAGATGTACAACTGTAAAACCAGAAGGTTGTTTATCTCTTGATACTAAAATCAAAACTAAAGATGGTATCAAAAGTATGTCTGAGGTTGTTTCTATTCTTACTTCTTTAAATATTTTTGAAGTACCTTTTAATTCTTGGATTGAACCCGAGCAAAACTTAGAAATATTTAATGAAAATAATGAATTAGAAAAAGTAACAAAGCTCTATATTAATGGTATAAGTCCAGTATATGAAATAGAAACAGAGGATGGTACAATAATTAAAATAACAAAAGATCATAAATTAAAAACTAATAATGGTTGGAAAAAGGCCGAAGATTTACAAGAAGGAGATGAAATAATTAACTATTAATCAATAAAAATAAAGGATTTATATGGTATAGTGATGGAAAAAATAATTACAAATATACAAAAACAATGCAAAATAATATGTCATTTGATGTATTTTTAAATAATAACAAACAGTACAAAAAAGGAAGAGGAGATGTGTTACGTTGAAAATTAAATCTATAAGAAAATTAGACCCCGAGTTTACAGTTGATATTGAAGTTGAAAATACACATACTTATCAATTAGAAAATGGTATGATTAGTCATAACACAAGTTCACTTAGTCTTGGTACATCATCAGGAATTCATGCTTTTCATAATGATTATTATATTAGAAGATTAAGAGTTGGAAAAGAAGAATCTATATATAAATTTCTATCAGAAAATCACCCAGAGATATTAGAAGATGAATTTTTTAGGCCAACACAACAAGCAGTAATTTCAATACCACAAAAAGCACCAGATAATGCTATTACCAGACAAGAAAGTGCTCTTGAATTATTAGAACGAGTTTCAAAAGTATATAAAAATTGGATTGTTCCTGGTCATCGCAAAGGTGTTAATAAAAATAATGTTTCTGCTACTGTTACAATAAAACCAGAAGAATGGAGCGACGTCGGCTCTTGGATGTGGTATAATAGAAATTCATTTACAGGATTAGCAGTTCTTCCTTTTAATGATCATACATATATTCAGGCACCTTTTGAAGATATTACCAGAGAAAAATATTATGAATTGGTAGAACATATCCATGATATTAATTTAGACAAAGTAATTGAAACGGAAGATAATACCCAACTTGCTGAAAATTTAGCTTGTGCTGGTCCAGGAGGATGTGAAATATGATGAAATACGATGAATGGAAAAATTTATTTAAATATATAACAGACCTTTTATGGGAGAATATAGTTTTAATGTATTTTATCAAGATTTAAAATGTATACATGGAATTGATCCAGATGCAAGACTAAGAGAAATTCTTTTAAATGAATTAGGAATGAATATAGAATTGGACAAAAATGAAGTTTTGAAAACAAATTTTATACAAAATGAAAGGATAGATAATGAAACGTTATACAGATGATGAAGTTATTAAATGGATATTCGAAGAAAGAGAATATCAAGACAATAAATTTGGTAAAAACAAAGAACAAAATCTTGCGGGTTGGATTTTAATACTCCAAGCAGAAATTAAAGAAGCGCATGACGGTTGGATAAAAGATTGTAAAGGACGAAATGCGCCTTTACATGAAATATTACAAATTGCAACTGTAGCATTTAGATGTTTAGAACAATATGGTAAAGAAGGAAATACATTTTCTACTGATGAAGAACCTTCTATACCACCAAGAGAATATATTGCTAATGAAGTCGATCCATATAATGGTGTTTTAGAAAAATATAAAATTGTTGATGAATCTGGTAGTTGTACAGTTGAATTAGATTATCCCATAATTCAAAGATAAAATAGAAATATTGAAATAATTAGCCTCTTCGGGGGCTTTTTTATTATCTAAATATAATAAAGAATTGGATGGATAATGAACGACGATCTCATAAAAAATGCATTGTTAAAAGCTGCTTTAAAAATAACCGATGAAGATATTAATGAAATGTATTCACATACAAAAAATTATTTTAGAAGATTTAATACACCACCAAATATTACAAGAAATTCTATGAGTGAACTTAATTTTACAAAATTAATGGAAATGGATACGATAGGAGAAAAACAACATAATGAACTTACTAATAAAGAGTTTGGTCATTTAGAAAAAAATAGACAAACTAATGAAGCACAAAGTTTATATGATTATACTGATCAAAGTGCTGGTATAAATCACAACATATTGGGAACTTTAACCAAAAAACATTATCCAAAAGTGTATAATGATACAACGGGCGATTTCAGGAAGGTAAAAACCAAAAGAGAAGCTAAAGAAATACTCAATAAAAAATCCAACGATATTTCAAGGGCAATAAAACATTTTGTAAATCCTGAAGGTCTTCATAATGATATTCATGTATATTCAGGTCTTGGATCAAATCCAAGACATGTAATGAAAGAGGGAAATATTATTCATTCCCCCGCATTTATTTCAACATCTATTGACCCCGGTAAGGTCGAGAGTTTTCTTAAGAAAAAAAGTAAATATACTATATCAGAACTCGATCATGGAAAAATCAAAAGTCAAATAAGTGAGAATCATATTCTACATTTTCATCTTCCAAAAGGTTATAAAAAAGGTGTGTATGTTGCTCCTATAAGTTCATTTAAATTCGAAAGAGAGTTTACTCTTGATAAAAATCAACATTTTAAAGTGATAAAACACGAAGTGGTAAATTCTGTTAGTAATGGTGGTTATTATAGTAAAGATATTAATAGAAGACATATTTGGACAGTAGTTCCACACGAAGAACAAGTAAACGAAAGATTTGAACACAAAGAAAATCTTCCATTTATGTGGAATACATCGTCTATGTCTCCCGCCTCCAAAAAACCTTTAGATGATGGATATGATTCCGAACATTTAATGTTAAGTGAACTTCATGGTAATGCTGCAGATAGACATGGAGCAGCTATTAGAAGATTTACTACAGCATCCCATTTTATTAATAGTGATTTGTTACATGATAAAGTGGGACCGATGTGGAAAACTACACATGAAAATCTTCAACATCTATTCACCGAAACAAAACCATTAGTTCGCAGTCATTCGGTGTATGGGGGCCTCGGCCCATTTAATCCAGAAGAACATTTTAATCATAGTAATGGTGTATTTAAAATAAAATCTTATATATCAACAAGCATAAACCCAGAAATTGCCATAAAACATAGTAATCTAAAATCTATTGGTGATGATAGTGATCAACATATAATACATTATGTTTTGCCCAAAGGGTATACTAGTGGCCATTATGTAAGTACCGTGTCTCCATTTAAATCAGAGAGAGAAATGTTACTTAATGCTGGTCAAAAATTTAAATTAGATAAACATACGATTTATAATATAGAAAATAACGGAGTTAAAAAACAAAGACATTTGTGGTCAGTAAGTCCAATAGAAGATAGGATTGGCTAAATAAATTATGAATAATTGGGAAGAATATAACGAAAATAAAAATTCAATTTTTGGAGAAGCAATTCTTACAGAAATGTTTCATCATGATCCTAAGAATTTTGGATATACTCCTTATGGAAGTGAAGAATATGAAAAACAACAAAAAGAAGCACAAGAACAACATATTAAACTACAAGAAAAAGGAAAAATATCTAAATCGCATAGAGATTCTCTGGAATATTATCAAGGATTTGGTTCTAAAATATTAAATAAACGTCTTTTACTCGAAAAGGGTTTAAACACAAATAAACAATATTTTAGAGAGCCATCTGATGAAGAATATAAAGAATCTAAAATGTACGATAAACATATTTCTAATTTTATTTCTAAAACCAAACCTCTAAATCACGAAGCACATGTTTATAGTGGTTTAAGTTTTGATCCATCAAAACACTTTGAACAAAATAATGGTGTATTCCAAACCCCTGCATATACTTCAACAAGTCTTAGAACTCATACAGCAAAATATTTTGCGATGGACCATATTCCATCTTCTGATGAAACAAAAATAGATAGACATATTCTTCATTTCAAACTTCCTGTTGGTTATAATAAAGGAAGATATTTAGATGCTACCGTTAATGATATGGTAGAAGCTGAATATCTTCTGCATAAAAATCAAAAAATTTAAATTAACAAATCACGAAATTGTTGAAAATAGTACACATCATTCTGCTAAAATACCTGCAGCAAATGTAAAAACACATATTTGGAGTGTTGTTCCGCATGATGAACCTATTAATGAAATGTACACTCATAACAAGAATTACTTTACAGAAATTGGACATAATCATACTAAATTAAATCCAAATGAAAATTTTATGAAATTTAAACTATTTAATGTTCATAGAAAAATACACATTGATACAGAAGTGGAACAACAACATAAAGAATTAAGTATTCTTCATGATAATTTAGATCAACATTATAAAAATAATATCGATATTTCACCTATGACTGAATATACTAATAGTAATGGTGCAGGTTCTTCTAAAGAAATTAACAAACATATTATTAAAAATTTAAATGGAGAATATAATAATCATTTAGATAATACAGGTTTAGACATTTTTCATAAACAACAAGAACATATGTCAAATCGTCTTAGTAAATCTATACAAACACATGCTAAACCATTAATAAACGAAACACATGTTTATGCGGGTATTGGTGGATGGTCACCAAAAGAACATTTTGAAAAAGGAATGGTTCATATTCCCACATTTACATCCACTAGCATAAATCCAAATGTATCCAAAGATTTTTCAAGAATGAAAGACATTACTCCATATCATGGTATACACGATAAACAAAATACTCGTATATTCGAAGAACATATTTTACATTTTAAACTCCCTATTGGATATAATAAAGGGGCTTATGTTGGTAATATTTCAGATCATCACAGGGAAAAAGAATATTTATTAGACAAAGGACAAAAATGGAAGATTGCTAATCATGAAATCACCAACAGAACGGAATTTGAAGGTTATAGATCGAAACACGATAAAAATAGACCAACTAATAAAAATATAAAACATGTTCATATTTGGACATTGGAACCACATGAAGATTCTATTACTGAAATGTATGTTCATGATATTAATCATTTATCATCAAATAATATTACAAGTGTATCAAAAGAAGTAAATAATCAACATAATTTATTAAGAAAACAATTTGAAATGCATAAAGCATCTTCATTACAAACAATAAAAGATTATACAACTAATAGTTCAAATCTTAATAACGGATTAGTAAAACTTGCATCATTAAAAAGACCCAAACAACATTATATGTATAAATCAATAAAAGAAAATTCTGTTAAACTTTCACAAGCGATTAAAGAAAATATCAAACCATTAGATCACGAAGCACATGTTTATAGTGGTTTAGGGTTTGATCCAAAAGAACATTTTGAAAATGGCGGTGGAATTATTCATATGCCAGCATTTACATCGACATCTTTAAATCCTAATATAACAAAATCATTTTCATATCCACGAAACAAAACAAAACATTTATTGCACATACAACTTCCAAAAGGTTATAATAAAGGAGTTTATATTGGAGCCAATAATGTTTCTCAAGTAAAAGGTGAAAAAGAATATTTATTGGATTATAATCAAAAATTTAAACTTGTTAATCATGAAATAAAAAAGGGGGATGCTGATTCCACTCAAAATATTCATATTTGGAGCGTTGTTCCACATGAGGATGAAAATATAAAAGAGGCTTATGAACATGATCGTAAGTTCTTTAGAACATTAGGAAGAAAAAGAAGAGATTCTTTAAATTCTAACGAAAGATCAAATTTTATTGATAATATAAAAAGAGAAAAAACATATCATACTTTTGACCAAAGCCAAAAACAAGAAAAAGAAATAAATTTCAAACCACAGATAAGCTCATCGTTGATACATTATAAAGATTATGGAAGTTTTGGAATTAATAATGATTTAATAAAGGGTAATGTTTCACCCTTTGCAGAAAAAATTTCAACCCATATTGAAAAAGAACCTTCTTTAAATCAAGAAATACACACATATTCTGGAACAAAACATTGGAATGTATCACATTTAAAAGAAGGTGATATATTTCATACTAAAGCTTTTACTTCAACAACTCTTGATCCATCTATTTCTTTAAAATTTGCAAAAACCATTCCTGATAGTCACATAATTCATTTTCATCTTCCTGTTGATTATAATAAAGGAATGATTTTAAATCCTTTCGAAGGATCTCCTTCTATAGAAAGAGAATATCTTTTAGATAAAGGTCAAAAATGGAAAGTAACTAAACATGATATTTTAACTAAACATTTAGAAGGAATTAAAGGAAAATTACATATAATTTCGGTTGTTCCGCACGAAGACTAAATAATACATGACAGAGCGTATCTTATATCAATGTGATAATTGTAAATCGGAATATATTATTGTTGTAATAGATTCGGATTTTAATAAAATTCAATATTGTCCATACTGTAAAGATCCCGATATTAAAGAATTTACGATTGACGATTGATGAATGATGGTTGATTTTGAAACAACAAAAGCAGCAACCACTATCATGTATAGATGTAGAAAACAAATTCTAGGCTTTGATTATGTCTGAATGGATATATAAAAAACAAAAAATTATTGTTCCCCCCGAACACGCAATAGGTTTTGTTTATATGATAAAAAATAAAATTAATAATAAAAAGTATTTTGGTCAAAAAGTTTTGTTTAATAAAATAACAAAAAAACCATTAAAAGGTAAAAATAACAAAAGACATTTTAAAGTTCAAAGTGATTGGATTTTTTATTTTGGTAGTTGCGAAGAGTTAAAAAAAGATATACAATTATATGGTGAAGATAATTTTGATAGAATAATATTATTGTTTGTTGATTCAAAAGTTTTATTAAACTATTTTGAAACATGGATACAAATGTATTATGGCGTTTTGTTTAAACCAAATGAATTTTATAATGGAATTATAAATTGTAGAATATCTAGATCACAAATTATATCAAAAGTCAATAACATATATAATTTAGAAAAAGAGATTATGTCAGAAATATCTCTTGACATATAAATAGAAAACATATATAGTTACATCTGAAAAGGAATAGAAAATGACCGATAAAAAGAAATTTAGTTTTTCAAAGTTCGTTGAAAGTCAACCTGTAAACGAGGTTTTACTTCCAACGGGTGTTGTTGATAAGCCAGAGGATAAAGAATTAATCCCCAATCTCTTTTGTACGATCCACCACAAGTCGGATGAACGACCCAATGGATGGGATGATGATTCACTCTTTTGGGCAAATCATGATGCTAATAGCCACATTCCTTCCCTCCAAAAAGCTATGCGGGAACAACGTAGAGCAGATGGTCATACCGATGTTAAAGATGAAAGTGAATATGAATAATTAACGAGCGCCTTTAGATCTAGGTCTTCCACCTCTAAAATGATTTGGGCCAGCTTTTCTAGTTTTGGCAAATTCTCGCGGTTCTTCATATAATTTAACATTTTCTTCTATAATTTCATAAGAAAAAGGAATTTTGGGATTTCTTGGGGGAGGCCGTCTTTTTTCTATTAATCATAGTTTCTTCTATAGAGTAATAAGATAATTCTTGTTCTTTACAGAAATCTTTTAAATATTGACAAAAACTATAAATACACTACAATTTAATTAACTGCGTTCTTGCAGTTTAACATAGCGGGAATGTAATTATGTCCGATACTCATCTACATTTAATGATTGACGCAAAATTTAAATCTACACCAGTTGTTTCGGATATTCCAAAAATTGAAGATTGGTG